AACACGGATGTAGACAACCGTTATATAAAAGCAAATATAATATCATGTGGAAATCTTGTAGAAGGCTTAAAAGATAAAGATGTGATATATTATGATAAACACGCTGGACATGACATATCATGGAAAGATACTCTTTATAGAGTTATTCGTGATGGTGACGTAGTTCTAGTAGATTAACCAAAACCAGAATCCATAAACCTTAAACGGAAAACAAAACAAATTATTAATCAAAAAAAAAAGAAAAAATGAAAAAGTATTTATACTTTAGAACAGTAGCCGATGAAGCTAATGATGGTGTTACTGGTCTTAAAACAAACAATCCGTCTTCATTTTTGTTTCCTGCTGATACTTTAACAGCTATCCAACCAACTAACGATGGTGTACTTACTTTGTACTTTACACCAGCAATTGCTAAAGCTAACGGTGGTTTAAGAGATAAGGTAAATTTAAATGTAACTGAAGGGGATCATTTTGAAGTAATGCAAGCTATTACTGATGCTATCGCAAATCCAAGCAGAGGGCATAACGATGGGTTTATTACTATTGCTGACGACATGACAACTATTGATGCTCTTGCTGGAGCTAATCCAGCTGCTGATACAACTGTTGCAGCACAATATATCCACTCTAGTATTACTTCTTGTGGAGATATTACTGTACAACCTGCTGCTCCTTATGGTGTTTACGAGCACTACGAAGTTGTTGATATTCCAGCTGCTGACGCTGCTGACAATGATGTTTTAGCAGGTTTAAGTGTTTATATTCCAGCTCAAGCAACAATTGTTGAAGGATCAATAACAGCTGTTGAGTTAGCGGGTAATGATGTAGGTTCTGTTGCTTTAGAGGTTCACACTTCTGCACAAGCATTTGATGCTGCTTCTGCTGGTACTGAAATTATTGGTGCTGATGAAGGTTCAAACTTATCTTTACCTGATGCTGATTTAGATATTAGTAGCAACGCTATTTTAGGTGATACTATTACTGGTGGTACTTTAATTAGTCACGAGTCACCACTTGATAGAGGAACAAACGCTTCTTATTTCCATTTAGTTGCAAAAGAAGACATGTCAACTACAGATATAACTGGTACTCCAAAAGTTGGGGTATATCTTAAATGGTACGGACCAGCTCCTGTAGCAATATAGTAAACTGAATTATTAACAATTAAAAATTAAAACAATGAGAAAATTTTTTTATTTTAGAGACGTAGCCGACGAGGTTAACGATGACGATATTTCAGCTTCTATCGCTATACCGGTTGATTCGATTGCTGGAATTGTACCTGTTGCTATTACAACTCTAGAACTTTACTTGAAAAAAAATGGGATAGTAAATGATCAAAAAGTAACTTTAACTGTTACAAGAGGATTTTTACAAGAAGTTATGCAAGAGATTGTAGCTTATGCAAATGGTTATACTCACTCAAAAGCCCCACTAGTAGTAATGGGAGACGCTGCAACAACTACTCACAATGCTACAAGTATAGAGGGTAATGACAAGAGTAAGTCTGAAATATTCTTTAGCAACCATGTTACTGCTGTTGCTATTGCAGGTGCAGGTTACTAAATTTGAGATTAACCGCGCAAGATTTGCGTGAAATGAATATCCTTAAGTATTACAGGCTCACTAGAAAGTGGGTCTGTAAAACTTACGGGTTAAAAGACGCAGACTTAGAATTATTAATTTATTTAGATTGTAAAGGAAGATTTACACGAAAAGATTTTATGGATGGAGTTTACACTTATTCATGGGATAAAAACAGATGGGAAAGATTAAAAAGAGAAGGTTGGATAGAAACCTGGAGACATAGAAATCGTACAACGATAATGTACTCTGTGTTTAAAACTTCTTTTAAATGCTCTCAAATGATAACTAGAATTTACAGAATACTTTTAGGTGAAGAGGATTTACCTACATCAGAAAGAAGTATTTTTTTTAATAATAAATCATATACAGATAAAGTTTATAATAAAGCTATAGATGATATGATAAAAGATAAAGATAGATAATTATGCCAAATTTTACAGGAAAAAGCGGTGGTGGACCACACCATATGAAAGGGGGTTATGGAAAAGGTAAAAACCCAATAATGTTAACTAAAGAAGGTAAAGAAAAAATAATGGCTAGCGATGCTAATCCAAACTTTAAAAAGGCTATAGCTAACTCTCCAATAGATATGTATGGAAAACCTTCGATTGCTAAAAAATACAAGTCAGATGCTCAACGCAAAGCTGTTCATGCTTCTAAAGCTGAAAAAGGTTCTATGGCTAAAACGTACGGAAAAAAATACGGGGCATAATGGGATTTAAACTAGGAAAAGAAAGAGGTAATTACGCTGTTAATGGTGAAATTAGAACTAAAATGCGTTTTGGTAAAAATTTTGGTGGAGATAATTCTGTTCCAGGAACACCTGTTATTAGAAAACCATTAGAAGAGGGTGTTAAAGGCGAGGCTAATATGGACGGTAGTATATATATTAACGAAGATGTAATACCTGGTAGTTTTGAAGAAAGAGACACTATAAACCATGAAATGAGACATGCTACTGAAATAAGAATTGGTAAATTATCTTATGCTGACGACCATGTTATGTATAATGGGGATAGATACGAAAGACAAGATAGATTAGATAAAAATGGTAAAATAGTAGATTGTATATTAATTGATGGCTACTGGTATCCGGCTGGTAGTAATAACTTTCCATGGGAAATTAACGCAAATAACGGAGGTTAAATATGTGGAGTCTATTTAAAGATAAAAACGAAATAAACGAAAAAAATGTAGTTGGATTTGCGTCTTTTGTAGTAATGTGCTTATTTGCTGTTGCTGATTTATTAACTAGCGTATTAGCAGATAAAGATTTAATTATAAACGAAGTTGTTTATAATTCATTCGTGTGGGTAACATTAGGATGTTTCGGTATTAGTTCGTTTGAAAAAGTAAAAACAAAATAAAATTAAATTATGTTAGGAGGATTATTCTCTGGAGGAGCTGCTGATTTAGTAAAAGGTGTAGGTGGAGTTATAGATAACTTACACACATCTAAAGAAGAAAAACTAGAGGCGGAAAGAAAAATAAAAGAATTAGTTGCTAACTACGAGGTTGAAATGGAAAAAAATATTACAGCTAGATGGGAAGCAGATTTAAAATCAGATTCATGGTTAAGTAAAAATGTAAGACCATTAACATTGATTTTTTTAATAGTATGCACCATGCTATTAATATTTATAGATGCGGGTGCAATAAAATTCAACGTCAAGGATTCTTACGTTGATCTATTACAATTAGTATTAATAACAGTGATCGGGGCCTATTTTGGCGGTAGATCACTAGAAAAAGTAAAAAAATAAAATGATTAATAAAAAAACATTTACAAGAGTTAGCCCTGTAATACCTGCTAACATACAACACGCTGAAGCTTTTGCAGACACTGAGTTGTTATTTGACTGGCATAAAGTAGAAAATTTTAATGGTAGTATGATTGATGGTGTTTCAGCTATAGTAAGAGGAACAAATGGTGCTGCGCAAACAGGTGTAGCTATGGAGTTGTTTTTCGCTACAAGTCATATACCGACATTAGATGACGGTGTAAACGTTAGTGTAGATACTGCACCTGCTTCATTAGGTACTGAAGGCGCTGCTGTTGGTGCTAGTAATGGAGGGTGGTTTAATAATTTAGTAGGATCTGTAGCGATAGCCGCTGGTGATTATAACGATAATGATTTAAATTTCTTGAACATAGCAACTAAAAACGGATTAAATATACCTGTTAGTGGTGATTTATACGTTGCTGCAATAGCTAAAGAAGCTGTAGATTTTAGAAATACTATTGATGTTAATGAATCAAATTTTGCAGCTGGAACACAAACAGTAATAACTATTGACACAGTACACGCTGATAAAGTGTTTGCTCCTGGTGATGTAGTTCACGCTGCAGACAACGCTGTTCTTGGTACAATTAAAACTGTTGATAGTGATACTCAAATAACTTTAACAAAAGCTAATATTGACGCTATAGCAGATGACGATATATTATACAATGTTAGTCCTATACAGCTAATATTATCAGCAACAGTATAAAATAAATAATAATTAAATTAAATAAAATGGCAACAAGTAAAGTAAAAGGTACAAGTAAAAAAATTAAAGAACTAAAAGGTATTAAACCTGAAAAAATTACTGACGAACAGTTAGAAAAAGTTCAAAATACAGTAAATAATATAAATAGAGCTCAATTAGAAATAGGTTCTATGGAGGTTAAAAAACACGAACTACTACACAGCATAGCCGGTTCTAGAGATGAATTAGTTGTTTTACAAAATGAATTCAAAAGTGAATACGGTACGTTTGACGTTAATATTCAAGATGGTACTATAAATTATACAGAAAATGGCGAAGCTGATAAGAAAGATTAGTGTAGGTAAGGACTACAAAAACGACGCTATGCACTATTCTGTTGGTCAAGAAGTTTATGGAGGTCATACTATTTGTGATATAATAGAAGAAGAAGATAAGTTTTCTATTTATATTAAAAAGAAAAATGATGTATTACCTTGGAAAGACTTTAACAAAAACATGGCTGTATCTATAGAATATAATCTTGAGTATTAGTGAGTGGTTATATATCTATGCTAAATGATCTTGGTATAACTCAAGAACAATTAGATATCATAACTAACTATGGTAATGTTTTAGAATTTGAAACAGATACTTATTATAAAGATAAGTCTATAATAAATGGTATTGGTGTTTTTGCTTTAAAAAAACTAAAAAAAGGTGATATTGTAGGTATTGGAAGTATTGATAATAAATATAAAACAATATTAGGTAGATATACTAATCATTCAAATGATAATAACGCTATGTTTTATTATTTAGAAAACAATGATATTATAATGATTGCTGAAAAAGAAATAAAAGCAAAAGAAGAAATATTAATAAACTATAGAGACCACGTTATAAACCGTAATACATTTAAATCAAATGAAAAGTATTTATAATTTTGTTGTAACACCAAAAGGAGAAAGATACAATAATAAAAAAAAAGTTGGTGATTCAGAATTAATACTTAATACTGAAATTTTTAATCATCAATACGTAAACAAAGAAGCTATTGTTATATCAACACCTATAGTTGGTCAAACAGATATAAAAGCTGGAGACACAGTTATAGTACATCATAATATTTTTAGAAGATGGCATAATATTAGAGGTGAAGAAAAAAATAGTAAAAGTTTTTTTAATGAATCTACTTATTTTATAAATCAAGATCAAATCTTTTTGTATAAAAGAAATAATGGTTGGAAAGCTCCAAAAGGTTACTGTTTTATAAAACCTTTAAAAGCTACAAACCCACTAAATATAGATTTAGAAAAACCTTTACAAGGTATTATTAAGTATTCTGATGGCACTGTTAAGGTTGGAGATTTAATAGGTTATAGGCCAAAAACTCAAGTAGAGTTTATTGTAGATGGAGAAAGATTATATAGAGTTTTATCAAATTTAATTACAATCAAATATGAATATCAAGGAGACGAAGAAGAATATAATCCAAGCTGGGCAAAGAGCAGTTGATGAATTAATCAAAGTAGCTAAAGAACCTATTGTAGATTCTGATGATGACATATCAGCTGATAGATTAAAAAATGCCGCAGCTACTAAAAAACTAGCTATATTTGACGCATTTGAAATACTTAACAGAATCCAAGAAGAAGAAAACCTGCTTGAGGGAAAAACACCTGAAAAGAAAGAGGAAAAAGTCTTTAAAGGATTCGCAGAAGGTAGATCTAAATAATGTACAAGCAAAGTTTAGTTAAAATAATAGAACCCATTAAAAAAACTACGATTACTAGAATGAATCGTGGTAAAAAATGGAAATATGGATATAACAAAGAACACGATATTATTGTAATATCTAAAACAGGTAAAATAGGTGAAATATATGAAATCCAAAATCTTAAAATTGCTTTACCATCTGTGCCCGTGCAAGTATATAAATTGCAAAAGAACAAATGGTCAAAAATAGAACCACCAAAAGAATTAGACCGTCTTAAAAATATATTTGATTGGAGAAACTATCCAGACGAAAATAAAGAACAGTGGTATGATTATATAGACGAGGAGTTTAGAAGAAGAGATGAGGGTTTTTGGTTTGTAAACAATAATAAACCAACTTATTTAACAGGTACGCATTATATGTATCTTCAATGGAGTAAAATAGACGTAGGCGCTCCAGATTTTAGAGAAGCAAATAGATTGTTCTATATATTTTGGGAAGCTTGCAAAGCAGACAAAAGATGCTATGGTATGTGTTACCTTAAAAATAGACGTTCTGGTTTTTCTTTTATGTCAAGTGCTGAGACAGTTAACTTAGCTACTCTCGCAAGCGATAGTAGATATGGTATTTTATCTAAAACAGGTTCAGATGCTAAAAAAATGTTTACTGATAAAGTAGTTCCGATAAGCATAAACTATCCATTCTTTTTTAAACCGATACAAGATGGTATGGATCGGCCAAAAACAGAATTAGCATACAGAGTACCAGCTAGTAAGTTTACTCGTAAAAAAATAACGGCTAACGAAAAGTTAGAAGAATTAGAAGGATTAGATACAACTATTGATTGGAAAAATACTGGTGATAATAGTTATGATGGTGAAAAACTTAATCTACTAGTACATGATGAAAGTGGTAAATGGGAAAGACCCGATAATATTTTAAATAACTGGCGAGTTACAAAAACATGTTTACGACTAGGTAGTAGAATAGTTGGTAAATGTATGATGGGCTCAACTTCAAATGCATTAGATAAAGGTGGAGAAAACTTCAAAAAATTATACAGCGCGTCAGATGTCACAAAAAGAAATAGAAACGGTCAGACAAAGTCTGGTTTATACTCTTTGTTTATCCCAATGGAATGGAACTACGAAGGATTTATTGACGAGTTTGGAGTTCCAGTCTTTACTACTCCTGATATCGATGTCTTCGCACCAGACAATGAATTAATAGATGTAGGTGTTATAGATCACTGGCAAAATGAAGCTGATGGTCTAAAGAGTGACCAAGATGCTTTAAACGAGTTTTATCGTCAGTTTCCAAGAACAGAAGAGCACGCTTTTAGGGACGAAGCAAAAGGTAGTATATTTAACTTGGTTAAAATATACGAACAAATAGATTATAACGAAGAAATGTCTAGAACACTTGGTATTACAGTTGGTAACTTTCAATGGGTTAATGGTATAAAAGATACTCAAGTCATTTTTTATCCAGATCAAAAAGGACGTTTTAAAGTTAGTTGGGTACCACCTCAACAATTACAAAATAGAGTTATATTAAAAAATGGTGTGAGATATCCTGGTAATGAACACATGGGAGCGTTTGGTTGCGACTCTTATGATATATCAGGAACCGTAGATGGAGAAGGTTCTAAAGGAGCATTACACGGCTTAACCAGGTTTAGTATGGAGGACGCTCCTGCAAATAGTTTCTTTTTAGAATACTTATCAAGACCACCTACGGCAGAAATATTTTTTGAAGATGTTTTAATGGCATTAGTATTTTATGGGATGCCAATACTTGCGGAAAATAACAAACCTAGATTACTTTATTATCTTAGAAGAAGAGGTTATAGAGGATTTAGTATGAACAGACCGGATAAAATATGGAATAAATTATCCGTTGCAGAAAAAGAAGTTGGTGGAATACCGAATACAAGTGAAGATATAAAACAAGCTCACGCAGCAGCAATTGAAATGTATATACAAGATCATGTAGGTATGAAACAAGATGGTACGTTTGGTAGTTTATATTTTAATGCTCTATTAAATGATTGGGCTAGGTTTGATATAAATAAACGAACAAAATTTGACGCGACAATAAGTAGTGGGTTGGCTATAATGGCTAATAATAGACATTTATATGCTCCAAATGCAAAAGTAGAAAAACCTAAGTTAAACATAAACATATCAAAGTATAAAAATACTGGAGGTATGTCTAAAATAATAAAATAATACATATGGCAGAGTCTGGCATTAAAAGTTATTTTCCAAGTCAAGTCGTAAGTGATGCTGAAAAGATTAGTTATGATTATGGTTTAAAAGTAGCAAAAGCTATCGAAACAGAATGGTTTAATAATGATAGAAATTTAAAAAGATTTAAAGACAATCAAAATAATTTTCATAAATTAAGATTGTACGCTAGAGGTGAACAATCAATACAAAAGTACAAGGATGAGTTATCTATAAACGGTGATTTGTCCTATCTTAATTTAGATTGGACACCTGTTCCAATTATACCTAAATTTGTAGATATAGTAGTTAATGGTATTGCTGAGAGAACTTATGATATAAAAGCTTTTTCGCAAGATCCTTTTGGTGTTCAAAAACGTACAGAATACATGGAGTCTATATTAAGAGACATGAAGACTAGAACTTTTAATGAAGCTGTTAAATCTAATTTAAATATAGATCTTTACGAAAACAACGTTGAAGAATTGCCAGATACAGAAGAAGAGTTAGGATTACACATGCAGTTAAATTATAAGCAATCTGTAGAGTTGGCTGAAGAGCAAGCTTTAAAAGTATTGTTTGAAGGAAATAATTATGAATTAATTAAAAAAAGATTTTATTACGATTTAACAGTACTTGGTATTGGCGCTGTAAAAACTAATTTTACAACTTCTGAAGGTGTTACTATAGATTACGTTGATCCTGCTAACTTAGTATATTCTTACACTGATTCACCTTATTTTGATGATATATATTATGTTGGTGAAGTTAAGTATATACCAATAAATGAATTAGCAAAACAATTCCCACATCTTACTCAAAGTGATTTAGAAGAAATTATAAATAATAACTCTCACCATCAAGATAACTATAATAAATACTCTACAGGTAAAGAAGATAATAATAAAATTCAAGTTTTATATTTTAATTATAAAACTTATATGAATGAAGTTTATAAAGTAAAACAAACCGGTAGTGGTTCTGAAAAAGTATTAAGAAAAGATGATTCTTTTAATCCACCAGAAGATAAAGAAGGGGGTTATTCTAGATTAATAAGATCAATAGAATGCTTATATGAAGGAGCTTTAGTTTTAGGTACAAATAAATTACTTAAATGGGAAATGTCAAAAAATATGATGCGTCCTAAAAGTAACTATACTAAAGTTAAAATGAATTATTCTATTGTAGCGCCTAGAATGTATAATGGTAAAATAGAATCTTTAGTTGGTCGTATTACCGGTTTTGCTGATATGATTCAATTAACACATCTTAAATTACAACAAGTAATGTCTAGATTAATACCAGATGGTGTTTATATGGATGCTGATGGATTAGCGGAGATAGATTTAGGTAATGGAACTAATTATAATCCACAAGAAGCGTTAAACATGTTCTTCCAAACTGGTTCTGTTATTGGTAGATCTATGACACAAGATGGAGACATGAATCCAGGTAAAGTACCTATTCAAGAAATACAATCTAGTAATGGTGGTGCTAAAATGCAAAGTTTAATACAAACGTACAATTATTATTTACAAATGATAAGAGATGTAACTGGATTAAACGAAGCTAGAGATGGTAGTATGCCAGATAAAAACGCTTTAGTAGGTGTACAAAAGTTAGCCGCTGCTAATAGTAATACAGCAACAAGACACATATTACAGTCTGGTTTATTTTTAACAGCAGAAGTAGCTGAGTGTTTATCGCTTAGGATATCAGATATATTAGAATATTCTCCAACAGCAGATGCCTTTATACAATCAATTGGAGCTCATAATGTAGCAACTTTAGATGAAATGGCAAGTTTACATTTGTATGATTTTGGAATATTTATACAGTTACAACCAGATGAAGAAGAAAAACAAATATTAGAAAATAATATTCAAATGGCTTTGCAACAAAAACTAATAGATCTTGAAGATGCTATTGATCTTAGAGAAATTAAAAATGTTAAGTTAGCTAATCAAATGTTAAAGATTAGAAGACAGAAAAAGATGGAAAGAGATCAGCAAATGCAACAGCAAAACATACAAGCTCAAGCTCAAGCAAACCAAGAGTCTGCAGCAGCAGCAGCTCAAGCCGAAATACAAAAAAACCAAGCTATTAATGCTGGTAAAGCAGAAATAGAACAAATTAAAGCAGAGTTAGATGCTAGAAAAATGATGCAAGAAGTTGAGCATAAAAAAGAACTTATGCGTTTAGAGTTCGAGATGAATATGCAGTTAAAAAACTTAGAAGTTGATGGCATGAAAAGTAGAGAAAAAGAAAAAGAAGATAGAAAAGACGAAAGAACAAAAATTCAAGCAACTCAACAAAGTGAGATGATTGAACAAAGAAATAGTGGAAAACCACCTAAAAACTTTGAGTCTGCAGGTAATGATATACTAGGTGGCGGGTTTGATTTAGGTGCATTTGAACCTAAATAAAAATTATTAATTATTATTATATTATATTATGGAAGAAAAATTAGAAGAAGTAGTTGAAAAAACTACAACAAATAATCAACAAGATCCAGGTGATGAAAACGTGGTAAAAGTTGATAAAAGTAAATTTGAATCTGCAGATGACGATAGCGTTATAAAGATAGATTTAAGTAAACCACCAAAACCAGTAAAAGATGAAGTTAAAGAAAATAACACTAACGACGAGGGAGTGGCTCCAAAGTCTGAAGATGCCGACACCCCAAAAGAACAAGAAGAAGTACAACCGGAAGCAGAAGCACAAGAAGAGTCAGTATTAGAAGAAATTACTGATGAAGAAGTAAAAGAAGAAGTTGAAGAAGTAAAAGAAGAAGTTGAAGAAGCTATTGCTGAAGCTGAAAAAACTGGTGAACCTCTTCCTGAAAATATCCAAAAGTTAATGGACTTCATGAAGGAAACTGGTGGTGATTTAGAGGATTATGTTAAACTTAATCAAGATTATAGTAAGTTAGATGATAAAAATTTATTATATGAATATTATAGACAAACAAAACCTCATTTAAACCAAGAAGAAATTAACTTCCTTATGGAAGATTCGTTCTCTTACGACGAAGAAGCTGATGAAGAAAGAGATATACGAAGAAAAAAATTAGCGTTAAAAGAGCAAGTTGCCGACGCTAAAGCCCACTTGGACGGGCAAAAGTCCAAATACTATGAAGATATTAAAGCTGGTTCAAAACTCACAAGTGAGCAACAGAAAGCAGTTGATTTCTTTAATAGATACAACAAAGAGTCAGAAGAGACTAAAAAACAAAAACAACAGAATACTGATATTTTTACACAAAAAACAAATAATGTTTTTAACGACAAGTTCAAAGGTTTTGAATACAATGTTGGAGAAAAAAGATATCGTTTCAACGTGAAAAATGCTGAAGAGGTTAAAAACACACAAAGTGATTTAAGTAATTTTACCAAAAAGTTTTTGGATAAAAAAATGGCTTTAAAAGACGCTGTGGGTTATCATAAATCTTTATATACAGCTATGAACGCTGATGCTGTTGCAAAACACTTTTATGAACAAGGAAAAGCCGATGCTATGAAAGATAGTGTTGCTAAAGCTAAAAACGTTAACATGGATCCAAGACAAAGTCATGGAAAAATTGAGGCAGGTGGTTTAAAATTTAAAGTGTTAGGTAATGATTCTTCTGATTTTAAGTTTAAAATTAAAAATAAAAAATAACAATTTAAAAATTTAAAAAATGGCAATTACAGCAGGAACTAATTTGAATAGCGTTGCCGCTTCACAGAAGCAAACGTTAGTTTCAAATTATATCGATTTTACAAGTGGCTCTAACGATTGGAGTCAACAATATTTACCAGAGCTTATGGAGCAAGAAGCTGAGGTTTTTGGAAACAGAACTATTTCAGGATTTCTTTCACAAGTAGGAGCTGAAGAAGCTATGGCTTCTGATCAAGTAGTTTGGTCTGAGCAAGCTAGATTACACATATCTTTAATTGGATCATTAGTAACTAACACTAACATTTTTACTGTAGTTAGTGATGGTGATGGAAATGTATCTGGAGATGGATTTACTATTGCTAATCATGGTGCAAGATTATATGATGTGTGTTTAGTATCTAACGCTGGTTGGTCAGGTACTGGTCAAGTAGTTTTAATTAATGGTACAGCTATTACTATTGCACCTTATGGTGAGGAAACTTGGGCTGACGCTCCGTTTCATGGATCATCTGCGACTTTAGCAAATACACAAGTTGTAGTTATTGGTTCTGATTGGGAAAAAGGTTCAACTGGTTTAGGTGGTATTACACCAGCTAACTCATCAGCTAAAGCTGTTAAACCAACTTTCAAATCATTTAGTAACAAACCTGTTATTATGAAGGATTACTATGAGATCTCTGGATCTGATGCTTCTCAAATTGGTTGGGTTGAAGTTTCTAATGAAGATGGAACTGGTGGTTACTTATGGTATTTA